GTCTCCAAGATCGACCCCTACTGCCTTCTGGGCATTCTCAACAGCAGCATTTTCTGGCGATTCATCCGCTACACAACCCCATACATGGGGTGTGGTCGTCAGGTCCTTCGGTTGTCGGATATTCGACAATTTCCAATCCCTTGGCCGATAACCGGAGAGCGGAGGAAAACGTGTGAGATAATAGGAAACCTTGCCCGGCAGGCGACACAGGGAAACGATGTGCCGGCTGTGCAGAAGCAAATTGACGCATTGGTGAATTGCCTGTTTGAGTCAGAAAGTTGAGGAGACCTGCACAAGTACCCTAGAATCAGAGGAAAGGCGGGATCGGCCAGCCTTGACTACCCGGCGGCCAACCGTTCTAATTTTAGGGTGGGGTGCCTTGGACGAAGGCAAGAATCAAGCGTCGGATGGCCGATTCGATGGACGCGGCGTTTCGCCAGAAAAGTTCTATTGGCGTCCAGTCGCCCCGACTGACAAGACTGGACAAAAGAGAATCCGGTCGTAAGTACATGATGCCGTAGGAGAAAGGGCACTCAACCCGAGTGCTCTTTTCTTTGCGCCCGAAGTGTAAATCGATCCTTGCTATGTTCCGAGAGAGGATCTCCCGGAGTCTCGTTGGCTTGGCCTGCTGGAAGCTGTCGGCCAATTTCCACAGCCTGTCCGCCGTTGCTTTGGCTGCCATCTCCACGTCATCCGGCCGCTGCTGTTCTAGCTCGGCTAGCTCACCCGAAAGTCTACCCCTCTCGCGACGGATGCAAGCCAACTCTCTGGCCAACAGGTCGGCCACGTCGTCCGGTGCCCGTAGCAGTCGCCGTGTTCCGTGCTCGATCTCTTTGTCTAGCTGGTCGATCCGGTTTTGGATTGCTGCCACTTGGGTGGGGTCGGTTGCGCGACGCGCCTCTAGTCGTTCACGGATGCGGACTGCCAGTTCATCCATGCCGCCGCCCCCGACGATGATCTGTTGGATGCGTCTGGTTAGGTAGTCCAGCAAGGGCTTCTGCTCGATGGAGTGATAGGAGCAGACCTGCTTGCCCTGCGTGTGGTACGCAGAGCAGACATACTTGTATTGCACGTATGTCTTTCCACCCTTCTTGCGGCTACGGCGAGCGCCGTACATCTTCGCCCCGCAATGGCCACAGAACAGAAGCCCCGTCAGGACGTAACAATCCTTGTTCGTCTTCTTGTGACTGCCGCTTGCAAAGCGTCTGGCCGTGGATTTCGCCTGAACACGTTCCCATGTCTTGCGGTCAACGAGTGCCTCATGAGCGTTGGCTTTGCCGATCCATTCCTCCTGAGGATTACGACGGACGGACGTATCCCCGTCACGCGCCTTGATGTCGCCCCCGGCAACGCGATGATACTTTCCCATGCGCCGCTTGGCCCAAAAAAAGTCCCCCATGTATGCTTCATTGTAGAGGATCTCCCAAACGGTCCCCACCCACCACGTCTTGCCACCCGGTCCAGGGACGCCACGCGCGTTCAGTTCGTCGCATAACTGGCGTAGGCCTATTGACTCGTTGGCGTAGGTGGTGAAAAGCCACTTGACCGTGGCTACCTTTTCTGGATCGTCTGAGGGGACTAGCGTAACGTGCCAGCTTCGTGGCTTGGCGAACTTCTCGCCGTTCCGCACTCGCTGGCGATGGTTGCCGTTCTCGTCAACTAGCATTCGATCATATCCGTAGGGGGCAGCCTGCCCGCACAAGTAGCCCTTCATGGCGTTGGTGATCTGGCCGCGTGCGGTATTGCGGGAGAGGTCAATCAAGAATTGGTGTTTGCCCTCTTGCTTTAGTCCATAGATCACCCGGCCGGTAAACGAGTTCCAATCAACCGGCCCATCAGTGACGGTCACCAGCCGAACGCCAGCGCGTCGCAGAGGGTGAATCCAATAGCCGGCCTCCATCGAGTCGAACCGGCCGAACCGATCCTGATCCCAGCAGAGGATCACCTCAAAGTCTTTGCCGTTGCACGCGGCCTTGTGGAGCGTTTGAAACGCGGCCCGCTTCTCGGTAGCGTCACCGCTAATGGCATCATCCTCAAACCATCGGAGGATGTGGTAGCCGTGTCGTTCGGCATACCGTTCAATCTCCCGGCGTTGATCGGCAAGGGACATCTCTTGCTTCTCGGTCGAACGCCGGATGTACGCCACAGCAGGTATGGCGTTGGGGGGCTTTACCATTGATACTCCTTTCAAGTAAGGCCCTTCGGCTCCTGAACAAATTCTGGAGCCGAATGGCGGGTAAGCGCTCGGGGGGAAATCCCCCGCAAGCGGTCAATCAAACTTAGAACCTTCTACTGGCGTAACCTGCATTCCGCCATCGTCGTCTTTGCTCACTTGGAACCATTGGACCGGCTTGTATTGCTTATCGTATGTCCCGAGTTCCATATCCGCAGTCAACTCAGAGCAGAGACGAGCAGCGACTTCAACGTCTTGTATAGCAGTCTGAGTAATCGCCTCTCTGTACTCTCCGTGGGTGTCATCCCAGGCTCCACTGGCTATCGCATTCATCAGGCCACTCCGTTGCCCCTGTAAGTACATAAACATGCATGCACCAGCCAGTTGCAGCAGGTCGTGCCTCGTCCATTCCCCTGATGGTACTGAGGCCGTGCGAGGTTCAAGCCGCTTTCCGTTCTCCAGGCACTCAATGAAATACTCTGCTCGCGACTTGTCGAACCCAAAAGTGAGCATTGCAAACTCCTTTCACCTACTGAGGTTCCATTGGGGCCTTTGCCCCTGTCCGCCCGTCTTGATCGGGCACCCGCGCAATATACCGCGCTCTGCGCGAATGACCTAGTACTTAAATTCTTGGAATGTGCGGCGAGCCTCTGAGAGATTCGTGTATGTGCTGTCCATTTGGGGACTCCTGCTATAATATGAGCCTACGGAGGACGGGCGGTATCCCTGCCGCCCGCGACTGAACTGACGGCGCTAGGCGACGGCTGGAGACTCGTTCTCGCGCTTCGTAATCCGCTTGCGATCCACGGCCACGCGAATACTGATTGCGAGATGCTCAAGCTCGTCGGCCAATGCCAACGCAATGCCAGCAGGAGAGTTTTGACGCGGCCAGAGCGCAATGAAGCTGTTGTCGGCTAACCGCACATCGAACCGCGCAATCGCTTCGTCAGCGTCCCATTCGGGTGTGACTTCGATCGGCAACTCCAGCGAATCCATGATTCGCTCGATATTCACCGACTCGGCATAAACGCTGCTGTCCTCCTCAGTGACGTCGTCAGCGTTGACGTCTGCGGGGAACTCGGCCAATGCTTCACGTTTTAGTTCCTCCTGCGTGTAGAAGAGCGCGTCGGCCAACGCGCGAAGCAAACCACGTGGCGTGACAGACCGCGTGCCAACCTCCCAGCGACTTGGACCTGCGAATGTGACGATGAACTCGCCCTCGCCATTCTCGCAAGACTGGTCCCACTCACCATTGGCTGTGATCGAGAAACCGTACCGGCCAAGAATGTCTTCCAAAGACGCCATCAGAGACTCCCTTTCCCGCCAGAGTGGCGGCAAGAAACGACAAAACCCACTTGGCCTTGTCAACGCGCCTACAAGAGCGCGCGGTGGGTGTTACCAGTCCACGCAGACCAAGTGAGCTTTGTAGTATGCTGAGCAACAGCATGGGAGAGAACCTTGTAGTGTTGTCGGCCTCAAGTCGGCCAACGGACTTTTGACAATTGCATCGTAGCAAGATCCCCGCTCCTGTCAATCGCCACCGGGTCGGGAGTTTTCCTACAACCCGAAAACCACAAGAGGGAGTCGAAATGCGGTTCATTCCACCCGGTGGAAGGGGAAAGCGCAAACTTTGCGCTTTTGAAACTCGTTAGAGAGCAAGGACTTACGGCGATTCCTGCCCAGCTTAACGCATATTTAGGGGCGTTGTCATAGATTAAGGCCCCCTATCGGATGGGTAAAGATTCGGGAAGTTCCCTACCTTTATTCCGGAAACGCGGCCACGACGGTACACCGGCAGTTGATACGATCCTCCGGGGGGAGAGACACTTCCCCGGGGAACCTCCCACCGATATCAAACTCCCCATCGACTGCAACCAGCTTGCCGTTGAGCGCCGCGTGACTCTCCCGCGTGTGCTCATCCATCACAGCCAGCCATATTTTGCCCGTGATCTGGTCGCCCAACGAGGTGAAGGCCGCCTGGTGGCCCGCGTTAAATGCGCCTGTCGTCTCGGTTCTGGCTATCGCAGCGGCCCGGGACTTGGCCATGCCCCCGAGGGCCTCGTTGATTCGTTTCGTTAGATCGTACTGGTTCAATCCCTCTTCAATCCCCTCCTCCACCAGACGCGCCAGGCGTTCACTGGTGGCCTGCTGGATGGCCTCCCAGTAGTCTTGGGCTTCCAACTCCTCCAGGGCCTTGAGAATGGCCTCCTTGACGTCCTTGGTGAGATCGAAGGACGCTAGTGCTTTGTCACAGCTTGATTTTGGGATAGACCGATTTGAGTTTACAGCGGGCGTCGTCAATCTTCATCTGCCAATCGACACCTCGCTGAGTTTTGTTGACATCCTGGGACCAGGCACGAATCTGTTCGCGAAGCG